TATGTTACCGCATCAGTCGTTAAGAACGACACGAATACATCGGTAGCGGCGATAAACAAAGCGGCATCGGTTAGTACCGGTGACATCATCGTGGTGATATCAGACGACTTTGATTGTCCAGATAAGTGGGATGCGGCTCTAGTCAGTGAGGTGCATGGCAAGACAAACTGGATACTAAAGACTCAAGATGGAACGCAACCATGGATTATCACGCTACCTATTATGGATCGTGCGTATTATGAAGAGGACGGTTATGTGTATCCGCATCAGTATTCTCACATGTTTTGCGATACACACATCACTCATCAGGCTGAAATAGATGGGTGCAAGCTGACCACGTCGCTAGAGTTCAAGCACAACCATTACTCAGTCGGTGGTATCGCTAAGGACGCAACATCGGTCAAAGCCGATAAGACTTGGGCAGAGGGTGAGAGGATATACCTAGAGAAATGTAGAGCGTGGAATCGCTTAGGATTCGACGTTATTAAATCACTTCCACCCGAAGCTGCAGGACACGCAGGGTGGTTAAAAGCGAGGTTATGAAACTATCCATCCTAATTGCAACAACAAAGAGCCGTGTCAGTATGTTCGAGGAACTACTACACGAGTTCGATAGGCAACTAATTGAGCAGAGCAAGACGATGCGTTCATTCGGCACTGCACTGAACGACCTCATCACCCGCACAACTGAACAAGTCGAGCTGATTGCACTATCCGATAACAAAGAGATAAGCATCGGTGCGAAACGACAGAAACTACTCGAACTTGCTCAGGGAGACTTTGTGGTGTTCTTTGATGATGACGACCAGCCTAGTCCAGATTACGTGAGCATGATACTCGATGCTATTACGCCCGACGTGGATTGCGTCGGGATGAACGTTTATATGACGACGAATGGCAAGAATCCACAACGATGCTGCCACTCGCTTCGGTACAAGCAGTGGGCAAACAACGTGGATGGGTGGGATTACGTCCGTAATATCACGCACTTCAATCCAGTACGCCGAGACGTTGCGCTAAAGGTCGGATTCAAAGACTTGCGATTCGGCGAGGATAAGCTATACTCAGACGGCGTATCAGCGCTGCTCCGTAACGAGGCGTACATAACAGAGCCGTTATTTCATTACAGATACAAAACAGAACCACACAACGAAAAATATGGAATCAAATAAACCACTATCAGTACACATGACTCATAACGAATATGAGCAGTATAAGAAGTATTTAGCATTTATTAAGTCTAAGGGGAAAGTCATATTTCACGGACGAAGAGAGGAGGAGCTATATGGTCATAAAATTAAGGTAGAGCATAATATTTATTCAAGTAAGGAAGTGAAAGATATTGCTGATTCGTTTCTAAAAGACCATATTGCAAAACTTGAAGCTAAAAACAAAGCATTGAAAGAAGAGCTAGCAAAATCCACTAAGGAAATGGCAAAATTTATCACATCAACTAATGTGGAATCTGATAATATAGCCAAAGACATGACTATTTCTAAACCACGTAGAAAGGGATGGCTTCCATGGAACTAGGTAAAAAAGGCGTACTAATCAACGCTTCATGGGGTGCATGGTATCCGCAAGGAACGGACAGACTTGTCCGCTCTGCTATTTATCACGGCTGGGAGCATGACATCCTAATGTTTAAGAACGAGACAATAAATGAGTACTTCAATCCCGAACAACCCTACACCATCAAAGCTGCGGCACTATTCGAAGCTATGCGACGTGGTTACACGCATATCCTTTGGCTTGACTGCTCGTGTTGGTTTGTTGATAACCCTGCTAAACTAATGCAGATTATAGACGAGGAAAACGGGCTATTCATTAAGTCAGGATACAACCTAGCTCAGACTAGTGCTGATACTGACCTAGATTGGGCTACAGTGACTAGAGACTTAGCGGAAGACCTCGACGAAGTATGGTCGTGCATGTTCGGTGTGGATGTAACAAGTGAGCGTGGTAAGGAGTGGGTTAACGTGTTCTTGCATGGTGCTCAATCGGGCGTATTCGGTACGTCACGCAACCATAATGGAGCTTCGGCAGATAGTAGGTTCTTACACGCACGGCAAGACCAAACGGCTGCGTCTTGGGCGTATCATTTCGCTGGGTTCGATAAGCTACGTGAACCATCCGAGTTGCTTGAGTACGCATCGGTCAGAACGAATGAGAATGCAATAGTGCTAATGAGGGGGATGTAGGGATGGTTAATAGATACGCACTAATGCCGAAGCCGAAGTTAACGTTCTTGAAATGGTTAGAACTAGCCAATAAAGGTATGTTAACTGCTCCAAAACTGATTAGTAAAAAATACTGCCATATAGTAGTATGGCAGATACAATTAGCTACATATAACTATTACACACAATGAACGGAAAACAAGCAAGAGCACTCCGCAAAATAGCCGAGCTCAATACAGATGGAGATGAGCACAGAGCACGTGCCGCAAAGAAGATAATTAAACAAGGTTTCAAACAATATAAAAAGAAAAGAAAATGAGAAAATTCAAATCAATTAACAGAGCGATTAAAAGGGGACATCTAAAAATCGAACCGAATTTGGCATTAGGTAGAAATGCTATTTATGTTCGGGTAAAGAAAAAAAATGTAAATATGAAAGGCGAAACACTTTCTAAATCGGCGAATGGGTGGGCGCTATGGGCTTAATATGACACATCAAGAATATTTAAAACAGAACGCACTAGGCTTTGAGGGCGATACAATACTAGCCGAATCGGTGCGTGAACTATGCGCTAAGAACAACATCACGTGGATTATCGAGACGGGAACGTTCCGAGGCGCAACGACTAGGCATCTCTCGCAGTTAGCAGAACGTGTCGATACGATTGAAGTGGTCGAAGCGAATCAAACCATTGCTATTGAATACACTCGGGACTGCCCGAACGTAACGCATCATCTAGGTTCGAGCGATGTGGTGCTAGAAGATATACTAAAGGCATACAAGCGCAAAGGGGCTAGACCGAATCTGTTCTGCTTCCTCGATGCACACTGGGAAAAGCACAACCCGCTACTAAACGAGCTGGATGTAATTGCTAAGTATAAGTGGAAGCCGATTATATTGATACATGATTTTAAAGTGCCTGGAAGACCTGAGCTAGGGTTCGACCAATACGGAGACATCACGTACGAATGGGAATGGATACGTGAGCACGTTGAGAAAATATACGGCAAGGATGGGTTCGACTTTTGGTATAACTCCGAGGCTGTCGGTGCGAAACGTGGCGTGATAGTGTTGAAGCCGAAGTACAAGCCGAGTAAAGTAGAGGAGGGTAAGTGATGATAGTACTAACAGAAGATAAAATAAAATCTCTATTACGTAATAGGAATCCACGCAATAGGGATTGGGTCGAAATGTTTGCATTGTACAATGAGCATTTGAAAAATAGTGGCGAAACGAGAGAGTTAAAAATGACTTGCGCGAAGTGTTATTTTACCGTATTGCAACATTGCAAACTTCATTACCCCGCATCTACATGAGCATCATCGGTGGGTTCGCATCGCTTCTGCTAGGTCGGAACGATGTGATAGCTCTGAAGAGGCGAGCGATATGCAAGGGTTGCCCCGTATCAGAGTACGGAGCGAGTCGGGTCTGCAAGGTACGCAATGGTGGTTGCGGGTGTGTACTAGCTGCTAAGGTGCGTGATAAGGAGGAGGAGTGTCCAATAGGGAAGTGGGGCAAGGTATGAAACTCGCAGCAATCTACAACGTATGGGATGGAGACGAAATCCTACCATACAGCATCGCACAGATACGTCCGCATGTGGACGTTATCATCATCGTGTATCAGACCCTATCTAACTTTGGCGAGAAGTACACGCCAACGATACCGAACAACGTCGCATCATTCGAGTACATCCCCGACATATCACGTGGAGGTATTTGGAACGAACGACGTAAGCGAAACATCGGACTAGAGCTTGCACGAGCTGAGGAGTGTACCCACTTCATCATGATGGACTGCGACGAGATATATGACGGCGACACATTCAAGCAGTGGCGAGACAAAGCGATTCAGTTCGATAGTTCCGCATGCAGGATGATAACGTACTATAAGCACCCCGATATCAGGCTCAGCCCTATTGAGGATTATTACGTTCCGTTTATATCCCGCATCTATCCTGATACCACTCTAGGCGTAATGGGTTATCCAGTACGAGTTGACCCAACACGCTCCGTATCGAGCCATAAGAACATGCTTGTTATAGACGAGCCGATAATGCATCACTTCAGTTGGGTGCGGGCAGACATAGGTAGGAAGCTACGGAATAGTTCGGCATCAGTTAACTGGAAGTCGAGAATAGACGATATGGTCGAAGCGTTTAACAAGTTCGATGAGACTGGTAAGATGGTCCAATTCGAGCAGTACAACTGGGTGAAGGTAGCGAACCGGTTCAATCTTCCTCGGTTCGGGTAGTATTGTGCCGAAATCTGTACAATTCTGACCGAGTAAACTTGGGTATATTTGAATATGGCAGGAATAAACCGAAACGCATCACTTAGTATCGAGCGAATAGCTGACGATATCATGCTGTTTAATGCTAAAGCGCCAGTTAAACCGCCTTTAGCTTCTATTAAATTAAATACGAAGTATAACATCTTAGACTTCGGTCCAAAGAATAATTTCCCTCAAGAATTAATTCGTGCCATAAACTCTAGCCCAACGGCTAGGGCTTGCACGAAATCACATAGCAAGTTTATTGCAGGCGATGGATTTATATTTCCTGAAGCTGACGATACGTTTTGGGCTCAAGTGGCTAAGATATTTTCGTCCGACCTGCTCCAGAAAGTAGCTTACGATTACACTTATTTCGAGACGATTGCGCTGCACTTGGTGTTCAACATGAATGGTGAGCTTGCCAATGTTAAGCACGTCGATGTAAGTAACATCCGCTTAGGCGAGCCCGACGAACGAGGCGAGATTACTTATTGTAAGATTTCGCCCGATTGGGAGAACTTAACTGGTAGATATGCGGAATTAAACAAGCCTATCCTATACGACTTATACGATCCGATTAGAACGAAAGAAACTATCGGCTCGTTTAAAGACCCTCTAGAGTTTCAGAATTGGGGCGGATGCATTCTATATGCTAGACGTTACGCTCCAGGACAACCGTACTATATCACTCCGTCTTACTCGGCATCATTGAACTACATCTATACAGATGGACAGATTCAAGACTTCCACGCTAATAACATAGACAATGCGTTTATGCCTAGCGTCTTAATCTACGTGCCTGGCGAATTGAAGGGGGAAGTGCTAGACGAAGAAACTGGCGAGAAGGTAGGCAAGAAAGAAGCGTTCGAGAAGCACATGGATAAGAAGTTGCTAGGTGCTAAGAATGGTGGTAAGCCTGCATACATATATGGCAAGGAAGGCTCGCAACCCATCATTACGCAGTTTACGGCTAATACCAATCACGAGTTATTCATTACTTTATCGAACTTAATTACTGAATCAATTACTAGAGCGTTTCAAATGCCTCAGATACTTGCAGGGATAAAAACTGCGGGGCAACTTGGAGCAAGCAATGAGATATCAAACAGCATCGAGCTGTACTATAACACCGTTATTAAAGACGACGTAAACTTCTTAACTGCCATATTCAACGACTTAGCTAAGCTAATGAAAGGATATGCAGGGGGCGAGATAAGCATAGCAAACTCGAAGCCGTTCAATTATATTGATCAGGCTTCAATGGATAAATTTACAGACGGCGAGATACGTGAAGCTCAGGGGTATCCTAGAGAGATTCCTATTGACCTGCAACCAAATAAAAAGGAGGTTATCAACAATGGCTAACTGCTGCGACTGCACGTTTATCGAGATAGCCGACTTCTATCCGATAACAAACTTGTCTGAGAATGTTGACGAGCGTAATCTAGGTATTGCGATTCGTGAGACACAGATAAAATGGATAAAGCCATTATTCTGCACAGAGCTATACGATGAGTTATGCACGCAGGTAGATACTGACTCGCTTAGTGCTATCAATGCCGAGCTGATGTGCTATATCAAGGACATACACGTTCGTTACGCCTTCGCTGACTTCCTTCGTATCCAGCCGATACGAATCACTAAGGAGTCGGTTGTTCGTAAGGTATCGAATGAGAGCGAGTTCGTCTCGTTTGAGGAGAACGCATCACTAGCGAAATGGTGGAGAGAGCAAGCAGAGAACTATATCCTTCCGCTTCGTACGTTTATGCAAGACAATGAGAGTTCAAATCCATTGTTCATTTGCACCGACACGTGCGACTCGACATCGGAAGATTCAGACTGGGGGATATTTTAATGCAGACGATTAACGCAAATACAGACACGACAATTAGATTCGATGGAATTGATCCATACGATTATTATCTATTCGTATTCAGCCCATCAAGTTGCGACGAACAGAAAGAAGTTCTAGCACCTGACGTAGACTGTGCTAGTGGAATATTTACGTTTAATATAGACCTACCGATGCAAGTCTATACGGTAGATATTTACGGGCAGTGTGATTACGACAACGTGAATACGGTACTTGCAACATATATCAGAACAGAACAGATACGAGTAGTTAATCCTGTAGATATGTGCTATAATATGCCATACTTGCTAGACGAGAACGGCTATATCATCACAGATTCAGACGGCACTAAAATATTATACAAATGAGCAACAAAGCAAGAGCATTCAATTCCTTCACGGAAATAGATATATTACCCGATAATTCTACGTTCCTAGTCGGATCGTATGTGAGTGGAACGTTAGTGTTCCAACAGTTTACCAAAGCGGGCTTTATAGCACAGTTCATTTCGCCCAGCAATGAATTGAGCGAGTTAACAGACGTTACAATTCTAAACGTAACGGACAAACAAATTCTTCAATATGATGCGGGTGCGAGCAAGTGGGTAAATTCAGACTTTACGCTCGTAGGTTTGCAGGATGTAACAATCACTACTCCTACAAATGGTCAAGGGTTATTTTATAACTCTACTACTGGCGATTGGGAAAATAAAGGGGTGAGAAAATTACTAGCAGAAAAGGGCATAAACATATTCCCTCATAGGGGAGTAGTATCTTATAATATTCCTGAAAATAGTTTACTATCTATTTACTATGCAGGATTACTAGGTGCTAAAATTGTGGAGTTAGATGTAAAAATTACAAGCGATGGAGTTTTAGTGTTATTGCACGATGCCTCATTAAATAGTCAATTTACTAATTCTGATGGTAGTCCTATTGTTGGAACGGTTAATATTGCGGATATAACTTATACACAAGCATTAAACTATATTAGAAGTTCAACTATTGATGGTTATAAAACAACAATTACTACATTAGACGAAGCATTAAAAGAGTGTGCTAAACATAATTTAGTACCTTTGTTAGAATTGCCAAGTGGATATAGTTCAAGTAACGATACTGCGTTTTTAAATGCTACAAGAAAATACTTCAATGACGAGGATATTATGCTTCAATCATTTGACGATGATGTATTAATAAGATTTTGTGGTAAGTCAAACTATTACCCTGTATTTTTAAGTGCAGATGTAGATTTAGCTAGTGAATATAGAGGCTCTATATTTGTGGCATATCAAAGTATAGATAGTACATTAGTTAATGAAGCTATTGCTGCTAACGTGCCTATATTTGCATATACAGTAAATTCCGAATCAGAGTTAAATAGATTACTAGATTTAGGAGTTGTAAATATTACTTCCGATAATTTTTCACCTGTAAATTATGATGGTCTAACTTACGTTGACAATTACGATTCAGGATTAAGTTTTACTAATTCAACTATTGTTAGTGGTTCGATTTCTAGTGGTGAAAGTTTAGTTACTTTAAATAACGCAGGTACATTACAAACACCTAATATTACTACTACTTTGTATGGCATTACAAACGCAGAGGTTATTGTAGAGGGTACTTGTACAATAGGATTATACTATGCAGGTATTTTGTACGATACAATTACAAACACTTCTACAACTGCTAAGAGTTACATTATAAGTAGATGTATAAATCTAAGTAACACTTTTTATATTAAAGTTACTTCTACTCAATCAAATTGTAAGGTAATAAGCATAAAAGCTAATTCTTACACTTTGCCGAATGCTGTTCAAAATAGAACATTCTCTAAACCTGTAAGAAGTGATAATGGGATAGGTGTAGGAATGGATGCAGATTCTGGTAAAGTATTCAGTTCAAACGGGGCAACAACTCCTACTACTTCTATATGGGACAGTACTAACCCTAGTAGATTTATCGGATATGGTGATAATGGTAATGTTGAAAGTTTAAACTGCCTTGCAATGGATTCAGCATCCGTTAGAGGTACTTTTGTTGGTAAAAGGTCAAGAGGCACATTATCAACTCCGACTACTGTTATTAATGGTGATTCGGTTGTAGCTTTATTTGCATCTGCATACGATGGTGGAGCATTTAGAGCAAATGCAGGGATAGAAGCAGTAGTAGATGGTATTGTATCAAGTGGGACAGTACCTACTGCTTGGACTTTTGGAACTGGTACAACTTCAAGAACAGAAAAGGCAAGACTGACAAGCAATGGCGCTTTCTTAATTGGAAGGTCTTCTGTCTTAGGAGTTCAAAACGAACTTTTTGAGGTTAACGGTTCGGCTCGAATTAATTCTATTCTAACGCTTGGCGAATTTACAGTTTCAACATATCCATTAAATTGTAAGCTTGCAATCGGAGGGGGTGCAAATGGTTCTTCGGCTTCTGTTATTCAAAACAGAATGGATATTTCGTTCGGGAGTACTGGAAATTCAACCGCATTTTTAGGTATAATAAACCCAGATTATGCAACAATGATAGGAGTATTAGGAACTCGAGACGGTGGTTCAAATAAAGCTACTATATATATGAGAAATCAACAGGTGGGTATAGGTATTTCTGTGCCTGCTACAAGTGCTATTTTAGATGTATCTTCTACAACAAAAGGGGTTTTACTCCCTAGAATGACAACAACAGAAAAAAATGCTATCAGTTCTCCTGCTACTGGGTTAATAGTCTATGATACTACATTAAATAAATTATGTGTATATACAGGTGCAGCTTGGCAAACAGTAACAAGTGCTTAATAATTTTTATATGGAAATAGAAAACATACTAACAAACATTAAAATATTAGCAAATAAGGCTAATAAAGCAGGGTTATTTGATTTAGAAGAATCAATGGCAATAGGAGAAACTATAATAGAATTAAACAAAGTATTAACTGATTATAAAAAAATTAAAGAAGATGAAAATAAAACAAATTAATTTTGGATTTTTAGGGGTTGCAGATAATATAAATATGATTGTGTTGCCATTTTCTACAACAGATGAACAAACTACAATAAAATACACTCTATATAGTGATAAAAACACTTTAATTAGTGAGGGGGAATATCTTTTATCAAAAGAAGAATTTTCTAATTGGGCAGAAAACAACAACTATATAGAAGATTGTGTTTTATCACATTTAGGATTAGAAAGGCTATAACTTATATGAGTGAGAAAGAGCAATTAATGGAACTTAATAAGCAGATGACAAGCTGTATTAACGCTGTTGAGCGTATAGAAATTGCTTTGCTAGGCGATAAGTTCAACGATGACGGAGTTATAAAAAGGCTTAATACAATGGAAAATAAACTAAAGCAACTCGACAAATATATGTGGATGCTAGTAGGGATGTTTTCATTAGGTACTATTCCAATAGGTGCAAAGGTTTTACCATTAATTAAAGATTATTTAAAATGAGTTTACAAAAAAGATATTCAGAGCCTACACCAAAGTATTGGCGACAAGTAGGAGATTTTGCACTAGTCCTTTTAGTGGCTATTCAACCAATGGTAGATAGTATGCCAATTTCAACGAATGGTAAATATTGGGTAGATTTCGCCTTGACGATTTCACTAGTAGGAATTAAGTTTTGGACTAACACAAAATCAATACACTCAAAATAATGAAACTAAAACTAATCCGAGAAACGTTTACGAATGATTCGACAATAGGGAAGCTATACATAAACGACGTATTCCACTGCTACGTGCTAGAGGATGCGGTACGTGATGTTAAGATTAAGAACGTTACGGCTATACCGAAGGGAACGTATGAGGTGGCTATAACCTTCTCTAACCGATTCAAGCAGTTAATGCCGTTATTGCTGAACGTGCCTAACTACGAAGGTGTTCGTATTCATTGGGGTAACTACTCAACCGATACAGAAGGATGCTTGCTTGTCGGCTCGACTAAGGCAGTTAATATGGTCGGTAACTCACGCACTCAGTACGCTAAGTTAATGTCGATTCTAACCAAGGCAATCAAAACCGAGAAGATACACATCGAGATATGCTAGGCAGGTGGCTTCCATATCTTATCGTCGCCGTCCTACTCCTTGCAATGTATCACGAGGGGTGCGAGACAGCTCAGACGACTACTCTAAGCGATACGGTTGTTACGTTTGATACAATCACACAGATCTTGCAAACCAAGCCTAGACTAGTCCATTCCTACCGAATCGATACGCTCACGCAATACGATACGGCTTACATCGTTCGGGACTATACGACTAGCAGGGTGTATCGGGATAGTCTCGTTACAGACACGCTAGCCGTGTACATACAAGACACTATCTCGCACAACACCATACAAGGTCGTTCTGTGGCTTATATGCTACGATTACCAACCAAGACTATAACTAACACCATCACCAAGACTAAGCAGTCTAGTGGGCTCTATTTAGGCTCGTACGGAACGCGGCAGTCCATCGGGGCTCAGGCGGTGTGGGTTGCTCCACGCTGGATTGGTTCGGTCGGGTACGGAACGAATGGAGTGCAGGTAGGTGTCGGGGTGAGGTTGGGTAGGTAGGGCAACTTGTCACAATTATCGACTATATTTGTGACAAATAATCCGCTACTATTGTTAGTCTAGTTACATTTCCGTACATTCGCATCGGTTAGGGTTAATATTTGTAGAGCTCGTGCAGAAATGTGCGAGCTTTTCTTGTTTGTAACATTTCTGTTACTTTCAAAATATTTATCATTTTATTTTGCAGAACTGAAATATTTATATACCTTCGTTTCTGTTAACCAACCCCAACCAACATGATAACACTAACCGGCATCGAGCCAATCCAATGCGACCACAACGTTCTATACTGCGTGGGCTACACTACTGGTGCTCCAGACAATCTCAACTACACAGACATTGAGCTCGCACAACTACTTCGACACATCGAACGTACAAGAGCGGTACAAGGCGTTAAGGTCCAAATCGACGAAGAACATTCAGAACACATCGTCAACTACCTAGAAAACAATATTGAATTATTATTAACCGAGATGATAGAAAATGAAAAAGCAAACTAAACACAAGCAGGCTGGGCCAGCACCGGCTCTAGTCACGCCGAAACAATCGGCAAGAGCAAAACGTAACGAAGCGATTAAATTCGACTACAACACGCAAGTAAAGATTCACGGATCATCACGAATGGCAGTAGCCGAGTACGTTGCTCAAAAGCACAAGGTATCACTAGCAACCGTATTCAGATGCGTAAAGTAGCAAGGTCGATATGGGACTACATACTCGTGACGGTATGTCTAGCCATAATCATCATCGCACTGAGCCTACTAGGTGGGTTCGTAGCGTATCAAGTAAAGGATTACCAAGAACAACATAGAAGCAAGTAGTTATGAAAACAGAACTAACAAATCTAATAGCACTTGTAGAAGAAATTGAATCTACGCTATTTCACCATAACCACGCTATTGATGGGTGGCATCTAAGCGGAGAAACAGAGCCTATAATGAATTTTGTGGCTAATTTTAATATGGAAGCCTTAACAGAAGCTAAAGCTTTACTACAAGCCCTCACAAGTGTAAAGAGTGAGAGTGCAGAGGAGTGGTGGGAACAAAATAAGAAGGAAGCTATGGATTTTATTGGTAGTTGTGAAGTTATTACAAAAGAGCAGTTTATTCAAGCAATGCACTCCTTCGCCAACGAGGATAAGAAGCACCACGCAATAGAATTTTTAGAATGGTATTCAAAAAATGGATATTATCAAATACAAAGTAGTTTACTACATACTAAAAAAGGAGAAAAAGGGGTATATACAGAAAGTGAACTATATAAAGAATTTTTAAACTAAAACCTCTCGATAATAGGTCAATCGAATATAAATATATGTATACATTAAGAACAATTAAGAAAAGCGAAAGAATGAACGCTTTTAATCAATCGCTTGGCGAAAACTATTATTTAATTTATAGGCACAGCGACACTTACAACGAGCTACGTGAAAGGTATTTTACAACAATGGGATTTAGTGGTGAAAAAGAACTTGCTAAGTACAATAACCCATTTGTGGTAGGTAAGGATTTCTCAATGCCTATCTATTTAGAAGATGGGCACGAATACTACATTATGACCGAAAGCGGTAAAACTTTTGAGAATTTAAGCGGGTTGGTATGCTAACAATTACAGGCATATTAATTTGCGTTTTATGTGGAGTGGTAGGCTCTGCGATTACGGAATACATCTACAATAAACTAAAGTAAAACAATAGCCCCTTTATTGGGGCTTAATGTAAACGATATGAACAAAGAACAAAAACAAGAAATTATCAACGAGATTGTTGATATTCTACACAATGATGCGGGTGCAATGTATGAAGCTAAAGGGCATGAAGACGAACCAAGAATAGCCTTAGATGAAGATTACTTTACCGATGCAGCGGAAAGCGTGTTTAATTATTGTGAAAATATGTTTAGTCAAAACCAAAGAAAACAATTAAGTGGCTTTAAATCTGAAGTTGCAATACTAATTAAACAAGCAATCGACAATTTTAATACCAAGTGGACTTCGCACGAAGAACAAGTTGATGGCATTAATGATATTGCAATGAGTATTACATTTACTATAAATCGTCATTATTCAGATAGAATTACATATTTAAGCAAAGAAGTTGATAGGCTTAGATTAAAAGAGGAAGAATTAGGTAATATGCTATTAGAAGCACAAAAAGAAATTATTAATGCCAACGCAGATAAGAAGCAAGAATCAAAAGAAATAAATTGCTATGCAGTATATATTCAGAAAAAGCCATATAAAGCACTTTTATCAATTCAGACTTCGCCATTTTTTAAGATAATCTACAAAGATAAAGAGATAACTACAGATAAACTTTGTGATATTTTAATGGAATTACCAAATGATGATAATAAGAAGCAACACGCAATTAGTGAGGATTTTGTAAAATGGTTACATCGAAATACTTGGAGCTGTTACGAATTTACAGAAAA